AAGGATTGGGAGGTCTAATGGATAACGAATATGCCAAATTCTTTTTCAATCGGAAAGTTGATGTCTATCAATTGGAGTGTATTGAGCTTTCTCATCCTTCTTTTATGAATACATACCGAATAGTCCGTAATGATGACCGAGGTGTTTATGTTCAACATAAGGAGGGATCCGGTCAGGTCTATTATGAATTTTTGCCAGCATCTATTCAAAGATCCGGAATGCTGGGTGATCTGGACCAGACATTAACAGTCTCTATATCTGGTTTAGGTGATGTAATGCCGGATGAGTTTGAACGGGTAATCGAAGGCCAATATCCCGATGTAAAGCCAACAGTAAATTACCGGATTTATAGTTCAGACAATCTGAATTCTCCAATGTTTTATTTACTCGGACTACAACTCTCCAGTGTTGCCATGAATCATAAAGCTGTGACATTCAAGGCTGAATCACCACGATTAAATACTGCGAAGACTGGAGATATCTTTGCACTGGATCGTTTTAGTGGTTTGAAGGGGGCTATATGAAGAGTCACGATCATTTGCTCGATAAGCAATATGACGAGGAATACTACAACTGTGTTCACTTCGCGCATGAAGCTGCAATGGATCTATATGATATTGATCGAGGAGAGGCGCTTGAGTTTTTTATGAAGCCCGTCAAAGAGAAGGTATTTCTGCCATCAAGATTGAAGTTACTAAATCCATTGCCTATGCCTAAGGAAGGCTGCATAGTCGCCTTTCACTCTAGATACCGAAACAAGCCCCCACATGTGGGGCTTTTTCGTTTGGGGCGTATTTTGCATTTGCAGGAATCAGGCGTTTCATGGATGCCAATTCAAGTCGTTCAAGCATTTGGATTTAATCGTGTGAGTTTCTATGATTAAGATTATTTATAAACAAGACCCTTTATCCGAAGACAAAACAATTGAACACGCCGAAACTTTGGGTCAATGGCTTACTTCAAAATATGACCATATGCCTGAGCATGTCCGTATTTTTCATACCACAAGCAATATGGATCATGCAGAAATTTCATTTGCGAATGAAGTCACGCCGAAGAATGCATATGAATTAAAGCAGCTCGATTTCTTGCCAGGCACTTTCATTGTAATTGAGAATCCCAAGGGTATGGACCCCATAACTCTAGCTTGGATAGTGGTTGCCTCTATAGTTATGGGTGTGGCTGTTGCATTATTAATGCCAGTACCATCAATTACCCAAACCAACCAGAATAACAATCAATCCTCGTCTGCAAATAACGAATTATCAAACCGTGAAAATAAAACTCGCGTAAATGGTCGTATTGCTGATATTTATGGTGCCGCTCACGATACCCCTGATCTGATTACTGTGCCTTACAAGGTATATGAAAACAATGTCGAAGTAGAGCATGTTGTCGGTTGTATTGGTCGTGGTCACTATAAAATTAACGGTGCATATGACGGTGAAACCAACATTGTTGATATTGCCGGTGCATCGGTAGAAGTCTATCGACCGGGTGTCGATATTGTCTCGGGTGAGCCATATTTTTCGCTTGGTACCGAAATTACCACGCCGCCACTAACGGTTCAGCATCAAACTTCTGTTAATGGCCAAGTTCTCCGTCCAGCTGATACACAAAGCTTGGAAGGTACCAACTATCTTCTTTTTGCATATCCTAATGAGATCCTGCGGGCATCTGCAAACAATACGGATTTAACCACTAAGTTTGTAAGTAATGACCGGGTAGAAATCACCAATGCCTCATTCACGTTTAATGGCCAGACTTATGATTTAAACGGCACTTACAGCGTTTTATCGGTAGCTGATGATCGTATGACGTTATCAAATCCGGCGGCCGTTAATGCTAACTGGTTAAAGCTTAAAGAGTTAAATAACCAACAAACTGCAGCTTTGTCACCAAAGATCAGTTCAATAGGTGAAAAATGGATTGGTCCATTCATTCTGGACAATGTTGAACGTAGCCGGGTGCTGTGTAATTTTGTGGCCACCAATGGACTTTATACCGTTTCTTCAGGTGGGAATCAGGCCGCTGTTAATGTCACGATTGAAGTTGAAGTAACACCGGTAAATGAATCTGGTGCAGCGATTGGTAATCCGATGCTGAAGCAGATCATTTTGAAAGGTTCGGCAAAGTCACGTCAGACCGTTGGTGCAACACTTGATATGGTCACGTTTCAGGGGCGTTGTAGTGTCCGTGCACGCCGTTTAACTCCGACTCCGACAGTCACAACAGTTGTTGATGAAGTAAAGTGGCAGGCGCTTTACGGTGCTTATCCTTTACAAAGCACAGTGTATGAACATGAAACGGTTTTTCGTGCGCGTACTTATGCAACCACTGGAGCTTTATCTGTCAAGTCCCGCAAGATCAATTTTGATCTTCAGCGGATGTTACCGACTTTTAAAAACGGCGCAATGACGACAGAGCTATTTCCAACATCAAGCTTTGCTGATGCTTTGGTATCTATGGCACTTGATGACAAGATTGGGCGCCGTACGATCGATGAGATTGATCTGGAAAACATTTACCGGACTTATAACGATGTAGTTGATTATTTTGGAACACCACTAGCGGCTGAGTTCTGCACCACAATTGATGATACAAACCTGTCTTTTGAAGAGCTGGTCACCAATCTTTGTGATGCAGTGTTTTGTACCGCTTATCGACAAAACAACAAGCTCAAGCTTTATTTTGAACGTCCAACTGATAACTCGGTAATGCTATTTAACTTCAGGAATATTATTCCTGATAGTTACAAGCATGATCTTACCTTTGGCGTGATGGATGACTACGATGGACTGATCTATGAATACACGGATCCGGCCGACGATAGTCGTATCAATATCTATCTACCGGATAAAGGGGCCAAGAACCCCAAAGAGGTGAAATCTGTAGGTGTGCGTAACAAGTGGCAAGCGCATTTCAATGCGTACCGGCTTTGGAACAAGCTTCGCTTCCAGCGCAAATCCATTACCTTTGATGCGGCACCAGAATCAGAATTACTGGTTTTACGTGACCGGATTGCTGTAGCGGATTATCGCAATGGTATTCATCAAAGCGGCGAGGTGGTACAGCAAGAAGGTTTAATTCTCACCCTAAGCCATGATGTCGATTTCATTGCAGGCAAGAGTTATGTGATTTATTTGCAAATGGGGGATGGTACCGTGGACCTGATTCCTGTTACGCCAGGATCTGCCAAGAACAAAGTAGTTTTAGGGCGTTTACCGAACGGGGCCTTAAAGCTTAGTCCCGATGACTTTGTGAATACTATCTACACCGTAGTTAATGACGATACTAAAGGCTCATTGCCTTATCTGGTTGCAAAAAGAGAACCTGCTGACCAGTTCTCTAATACCATTACGGCAATTAATTACGATGAACGTTATTACCTCAATGACAAGGACTTTATTGATGTGCCAGTAGATGATTCACCGATTTACATTCGATATGACCAGCTGGATATAAATCTGGTGCGTTTGTATCAGATGCAAAGAGGGGATTTGCCAACGACTGGCGAAATTAGCTTTGTAGTTGAAGCTGGTGCGCTGGTTTCAAGTTCGAGTTCTTACCGACCTGAGACCAGATTTGTCTATAAATTTGACTACAACTCTAGTCCTCCAAAACGAGAGTATATCGTTCCAGCTGCATCAGAATTACCTGCTATTGATACTGGTGAGTTTCCACCTGATCTGGTGGTGAATCTGACGATTAAAGGTGCTGTTGTTGGACGTGGTGGTGATGGAGGATTGCCACATTTGGCATTTGGTGCATGGTCTACCGATCCAGATTACAACTTTACCAAAACCCGCCGTGATGGGTTTCAGGGAGCACCCGGTTTGTTGAACCGGCACAGTAAATTGAACCTGATCATTGATGGTGGAACTCTGGCTCGAGGCGGATCTGGTGGCGGCGCAACACCAAGCGGTATTTACACTGAATTAACATATGGAGTCCAAGGTATACCCGGTGGAGCTGGTGCACCATTTGGACGGGTCATGACGGGACAGCCCATTTCAAATGACTCGCAAGACTGGCGTTGGTACTTAAATGGTGACTTTATGGTTGTCAAAGTAACCGATGCTGAAGCTGCAGTGCCCGGTAAAGGTTACCGAACCCAAAATGACCGTTATGGATCTCCATTATCAGGTGATGGCGGAAACTGGGGCGAACGTGGTACCAAGTCCACTAATGATGAAACGTGGAACTGGCAATACCATGGAACGACTGAAGGCCAGCCGGGACTGGGAGGACCTGCAATTGTGGGAGTTGCTCCACTTACAACCAAATTAATGAATGGAGGGAAAATCTTACAAACCCTTTAAACCTCATAAGAACTTTGAGCACCCAATTCGGGTGCTTTTTTATTGTCTAAAAATATCTGGAGAAATTAATGGAACCAGTTTCCACTAGCGGTTTTACAGCACTTTTAAAATTATATGGGATTGCAATCATGGTGACTTTAGCAGTCGGTTTG